ACTTGATATACATTACCTCTTGCTTCGATAGAAGAGAATAAACCTTGTGTACCTTTTAAAGTAGCACTAGTCCAAGAAGCTGGAGTTACCGCACCGGTACCAGCAGCTAATTCACCTTCAACTAAAGCCATCTCCATGTAGTCTTCAAATCTCAATCTTGTTTCAGATTCAGCTTTTAGATACCATAAGTATCCAGATGTACCATCTTCAGTAGCAACTTCAATCCAACCGATTTGAGCAGCATCAGAACCATTGATTTGATACTTATCTCTAATAATAATTGGAGAATTAGAATACTCTTGAAATCCAGGAGTTATTGATCCTAAAGTAGCATCAGTAGATCCTTTTTCCCATTCTGAACCAGAAACGTACATAGATAAATCACTAGCACCTGTTAATGCTTGCATTGTAGCACTTTGAGAGAAAGTAGTATATCCTTGAACTGTAATACCAGCCATAGTTGCAGGAGCAACAGGTTGATTAACCGCAGTTACAATGAATTTTTCTACAACCAACCCAGTAGCGTTGTCGCTAACTACAATTGTTTGATTTACTTTAATTGCACACGTGGCAGAGCTAGTACCAGCAAGTTCAATATTGAACCCATTAGCACCATTACTTGCACAGCTATTATAAGCTACGTGTAATCTATTTTGTTCAGACCAAATAATTTGATCAGATGTCATTGGCATTTCAGCGCCAACCATTCTTAAGAAACCTGATAACGTTCTGTTACCATATCTCTCTACTTCCTGTTCGTATAACTCAGGTAAATATTGCTGAGCCCAGTCTGACGTACCATCTGCAAAATTCAGATAGTTATTGTTTAACGTCATTCTTTGTTGAGCAGGAACTAATGAAGCGGGAAAACTCCCACCAGTTACAAATCCCATAATTTTAATTTTTAAGTGTTAAATTTGCGTTTTTTTATTTTCAACTTAGAACTATCTACACCACTTATTGCTTTTACTCTTAATCCATTTATATAAATATCATCAGGAGTACTTTGTCTACCTTCTTTACTTATATTTTTTGATTTAGTTACAATATCTTTAGTCGCGTCGGATACACCTTGGTCATAAAAATGTTTTGCAATAGTATCAGCATTTCTAGCAGCGTACATGGCTTTGTGATAACCTTGATAGTCGTTAATTGTACCGTCTTCATTTAAGAACTTCTTAAGAAATATACTTATATCAGACTGATCTTGCGCTACCTGTGAAGGATTATTAACACCGTATCTAAACTTCTTTTCACCTAAATCGAAATTAAAACCTTTAAAATCATTATTAAAGTAATCGTTAGTTGTTGATACAAAGTTTTTATGTCTTTCAACTTTTTGCTCATGTTCTGTGTTGTATCTATTGAAAAACTCCATAGCTTTTTGTTGCTCTTGTGTTACTCCTGGTCTCAACTTGATCTCATCGTAATACTTAGCTTTTGTTTCTTCCAAAAAGTTTTGAGCTTTTGCAATTTCTTCTTTTTTAGCGAGTTTCTTTTTTCTAATATCTCGCTCTTCATCCACATCTTCATCGTAATAAAATTTATCTTCCATTAAAAAATCTATTTCAGATGCATCTAAATGTGGTTTAGTTTGTTTATAATATTCTTTTAATAATACGTTTCCATCTACGTTTGTGTAATCCGCATTTAACCTAACATAATCCTCTATGTTACCTCCAGTATCTTTCATAAAATTTACTAATTTTTCTACGTTTTCCGGTAAATCCATTTTAGGAGTTTCAGGAGTTTTAGCTACTTGAGGTTCTATTTCTTTTTCTTTTTCTCCAATGTTTATTTCTTCTAGTGGAGGCTTTTCTTCTTCTTTAGGTTTGATTACTTCTTTTACTTCTTTGTCTTCGGTAGGTTTTTTAGATTCGGTGTGTGACGATCCCACTTCTTGCAATCCCACTTCGGTTTTTTGCCCTGTCTCTTGGCTTTGCTTAGTAGACTGTAACACTTCTTTCTTTGAATCTTGCTCTTGAACGGCATTTTCTTCTTTTTTAGTTAAATCTAACTTTACTGGCTCATCAGTTTTGTTTAATTTTCTAGGTCTACCAGGTTTTTTCTTCATTTTAAATTCACCTTCTTGAGGTACTTGTTCTTCTTTTGACATAATATAATATAATAGTTAATAATTGTTATACTGGTCCAAATTGATCTAATCCAATTCCTCCCAATGTATCATTTCCTTCTGACTCAAAATCAATTGGTAATAAATCATTTTGCCTTTGATTTATCATTTTACTTTGTTGAGTTCCTTCTAGCTTAGTTCTTTGATCTTTTCTATCTTCAATAAACTGCTCTTTTTCTTTTTCTCTTTTAAGTTTTGCCTCAGCAATTCTCATATTGTAGTCAAACTCAACAGCCATTAACCTTTGTTTAATATTAGCTTCTGCTTCATATTTTTCAATATCAAAATTCTTTTTCGCGTTTTCATATTGAATATTTTGCTCTGTTAATACTTGTTGTTTTTGTGTTTCAGCCAACGCTGCCGCTTCAGCTGCTTGTGCATTAGCTTGAGCTTGAGCTTGAATAGCAGCTTGTTGTTGTGCTTGTAATTCTTCAGCTCTTTTACGTTGTTTTATTTTTAACATTTGATTCGCTAGTTTTAAGTTTTTAATTTGTCTTAAATCTATTGAATCTTCTAACGTAATACTTTGTTGTTGTAAAGCCATTTGAATATTTTGTTCAAATTGAGCTGTTTCTTCTTCATCAGGTTCTAGTTCTAAAAATATACCAAAATCATATAAATGTAAATGCATAACATCTTCTAAAGATCCTACATTATAAGAACTAATACTAGATTGTAAAGCTTCGTTAGTTAAAGCATATTCTAAAGAATCTGAAATTCTTAAAGCTATATTTTCACAAGCTTTTAAACTTAAATACAAACTAGCTTGTAATATATGTCTAGTAGCAGTGTTTGAGTTAGCTGCTGCAAGTTTTTGCAAACCAACTAAAGATTTTGGATCAGGGGTGCTACCATCTCTTGCTTCATTTAAACCGGTAACATCTCTTATCATTTGAAGATAATATTGGTAAGTAGATATTAAAGATTGTATTTTACCCATTCCATTACTACTAGCTAATTCTTGTATAGGAACTTTACCAGGGTTTATATCTCCATCTTGAGTAAAAGATCTACCAACTATACTACCTGTTTGGAAGTACATGTTAAGAGCCTCAGCGGGATTGTATTTTGTACCATTTCCTAGATCAACTTCATTTAAACCATCTGCATCTAAATATACACCATCTGGAACCATTCGAGACAACACTTGTTGTAACTTTAAATGAGTTAATTGAATCATATCTGCAAATCCGGTTATTCTACTAACTAAAGATTCAATTCTTCCCTTGTAAATTCTAGGAGCACAAATACTATAATTCATATTCACTTTAACTAGATTAGACTTAGGTCTAACCATATTTTTTGCTAACTCCCATTTAAGCATTTTAGGATGTCCTAATATTTTAGCTCCAGAATATAAAGTTTCTATAGATCTATGGATTCTATCAAAGTTATCATTAGCAGGTGGGTTAAAAGTATCTGGTTTTTCTAATGTTTTTTCTAATCCTGTAGCGGTTTGTTTTATTTTCCAAACTTGATTACTGTAAGTTTTATACTCATAATATAAAACATAAACCATGTTATCATCTTTTCTACCATTCCAATTTCTTAAGTAGCTAGAATTACCTGGGTATTTTTGAATTTCTTCTAAATCGGCATCTGTTAGATTTGGAAACTCTTTTTTTATTTCTGGTAAACTTAAACCTTTAACTTCCCCTACGTACCATAAATCATCAAAATTAGGATCTTCAGTATAAGACCATACTAGATTTGCTGGATCAACATACTCAACTCTTACTCCTTCTGATTCATTCCAAGAAGTTTTAACAGCACCAATACCTAAAACAGTTAAATCATAATTTAATCTGCGTTTAGTTAACTCATATTTATTTCTAGCTAACGTGTTTGTTATAGCTTCTTCTTCTGCAATTTCAATAGATTGTTTGTAATCTAATTGCATGTGGACATCAAGTTCTTCTCTGTTTTGAGGTAGATTTTCTGGATCTTCTACTGAATAATAATTTAATCCTAAAGTGTTTTGTACATTATCTAAAAACTCTTTAGCTTGCATATCTCTTAATATCGTATCTGCGTATTTAGTTCTTTGTTTAATTGATTCAGGATCTTGAGAAAAAGCTTTTATGTCGTATTGACGATCGGACATACCATTAACGACAATATCTACAAACTTAGGAATTACTGGTACAGGTTTCCAATCTAAGTTTAAATAAGATAAATCTCCATTAATAGACATTTCATCTTTGTACTTTTGGATGTTTTGTTCTCCTCTAGCGTATAATCTTAATTTATGAAAATTATCAAAATTAGTATAATATCTACTTCCAGCTCTTGTATATCCAAACCATTCGCCTTCTATAGCTCTACCAACTTGTTGTCCATATTCCCAAGTCTCTTTTACTACATCAGGTACCACCTGATCCGGAAACGAATTTCTTCCACTTGTTTCAATCATTTACTTTATTATTTTTGAAATTGATCCTTGATTATCATATTTATTAAATCCTAGATTCACTATTGATCTTTGTTTTTGAAAAACAGGTTTATATCTATTTTTATTACAAGCCATAATCGCTAATCCAGAGCTAATTGATGCATCGTGTTTAGTTCTTTTTGTTATATCAAATCTTGCCCAATCTTCTAAAGTTCTTTGAAAATACATACTTCCACATACTCCATCATATAAACCTACATATTCATTTATATAAGATTCAATTGCCGCTGCATGAGCTTGTTTAATATCTTCACTTGAGTTAGGAATTCCACCAATTTCTTTTTCGGTTACAGATAGTTTACTCCATATTTTATCAGGTCTATTCATACTAAAACCTCTATAACCTCTTCTTTTAATATGATATAATAATCGAGGTTTGTTGTTTTCTGCAAGTAAAGGCATTCCATAAAAAACTAAAGCCATTAAAACTTCTTCAAAAAATATTTCCGCAGTTTGAGGTCTAGCTATATATTCTAAAAAAAATTGATTTGCAGGAACTTCTTCCATACTAAATTTAGTTAATCCATGTAACGAACCATTTGAACCTCTACCGTCTACCGTTCCACTAATATCATAACTATCACAACCAAAAGCACCAACATGTTCATTACCAGGATATTTCACTCCATTTTTTATTATTACTTGATTTTGAAGATTTTTATGTGGAACCCATGATACAAGAAATCTACCATTGTTATTAGGGATAAAAATAACTTGTGTATCTTTAATACCATTTTGCCACTGAAAACTTCCACGTGTAACATTTGCGTGATTATTTAAAGCGTCGTTAAAATCTACTTGTTCATAAATTTTAATTAAATTAAATAAACTTTGTTTAGTCTCATCACGAAAAGCATGTTGCTCAGTTCTTGGAAATTGTCTATAGTATTCATTTAATCCGTCTTGATCTCCTTTTAACCCATCAACCTCATTGTCCCAATGTTCTATAACTCCAATTTCAATGTAATTTCCATCAATACCTTTTATAGGCTTTTTAGGAGTATCAAAAACAGGATAACCATATATATCTATAAATCCTTCGTAATTCCATTCCATTGGTATAAACAAAGAATATAAACCTTCTTTTGTTTGACCATTTCTATTACGTTCTAAACAATTTGAACCATAATAAATATCTTTAAAATTTTGTCCTCCTTTATCTAAAGCATTAGAAGTTGACCCCATCATGCATTTACCAATAATTCTACTACCTAATCTTAAACAAGTTTTAGTTACTTTCCAATTGTTTTTGATATTGTCAGGTCTCTCCCATTTACCAC